TATGAACCGCAGGTCGTTTTGCTTTAACGAGCAGGGCACTGGTAAGACATCAAGTGTCATTTGGGCAGCGGACTACCTACTCAATATTAAGGCGATCAAGAAGGTGCTTGTGCTGTGCCCACTGTCCATCATGTCGTCTGCATGGGAAGCTGACCTATTTAAATTTGCTATGCATAGAACGTGTGCGATAGCCCATAGCTATTCAAAGGAGAAGCGCCTTGAGGCAGCGAACAGCGATGTGGATTTTGTTATCTGCAACTACGATGGCATGGAGATCATCAAAGACCACGTAAAAAACTTTGACCTCATTGTGATTGACGAGGCCAACGCATACAAGAACGTAGCAACAAAAAGATGGAAGTTGCTTAACTCCTCTATAAGACCTGACGCTTGGGTGTGGATGCTTACAGGTACACCAGCATCGCAGTCACCGACTGATGCATACGGCCTAGCCAAGATCATCAACCCATCAGGTGTACCCAAGTTCTATGGTGCGTTCCGTGACATGGTTATGCAAAAAGTTACGGCGTTTAAGTGGCTACCCAAACACACATCAGAACAGGTGCTGCACGATGTATTGCAGCCCGCTATACGCTTCACAAAAGAGGAGTGCCTAGACCTACCGGACATGACGTATGTGACCCGCGAAATCCCGTTGACAACTCAACAGATGCGGTACTACGAAGCCATCCGCAAGAACATGATGACCGTCGCAGCGGGCGAAGAAATAACAACTGTTAATGCAGCGGCTAACCTCAACAAGCTGCTACAACTTTCGTGTGGTGCGGTGTACTCGGATAGTGGAGAGACCGTATCGTTTGATGCCAAGAGCCGCATGACTGCACTGCTTGAAGTGATCGAAGAAGCAAGCCACAAGGTCATTGTGTTTGCCCCGTTTAGGCACATCATTGATATTCTTCATGAAGAATTAAAAGCTAATAGTATTAATTGTGAAGTGATACATGGCGGCGTATCTGCTACAAAACGTACCGAAGCATTTGCCCGCTTTCAGAATGAGAAGAACCCGCAAGTGCTGGTCATCCAGCCCCAAGCCGCAGCGCATGGAGTCACGTTGCACGCAGCAAACGTAGTAGTGTGGTGGGGGCCAATCACCTCTATAGAAACGTACCTACAAGCCAACGCACGTGTGCATCGTGCAGGGCAACGCAACCCCTGTACCGTGGTGCATTTGCAGGGGAGCCCAGTAGAGAAGCGCGTCTACAAGATGCTGTCTGAGAAGGTGGACATACACACCCGCTTGATTGATCTTTATAAAAATATTGTGGAAGGTGGTTGACAGAGTAACTTTGTAAAGTTATGATAGCCTTATGAGACATCGAATCAGAATCCCCCCCGCAAGCGAACTTCGCAAACAACTTGTGTACAAGGACGGTTGTCTGTATTGGATAGTTGATAGGCACGGTAACCCAATGGTACGCGCTGGGTACTTGGCAAAAGGTACAGGATATAGAGGGATTACATTCAATGGGGTTTCGTATGCAGAACATCGAATTATTTGGCGTTTACATCACCCAAGGGGCGCGATGCCATTTGTGTTAGACCACATTGACGGTAACAGGGCGAACAATAAGATTACTAACTTAAGAAAAGCGACAGAAAGCGAAAACCAAAACAATAGGCATCCCGACAAGGTTATAAAAGTAACCGGTTCAGGAATTTTAAAAACCCTTTTACAAACGAAGGAGTAAGCATGTCAGAACCAACCGCCGAACAATTGACGAAAATTTACGTCAAGATACGCGACAAGCGCAGAGAACTTGCAAAGCAAGACGAGGAGTTGAAAGCACAACTGGACACAGTGAGCGGACATCTGCTTGAGATTTGCAAGGAGCAAGGCGCATCTACTATCCGTACTGAATTCGGTACGGTGTCACGAAGGATTTCCAAGAACTACTGGACTAGCGACTGGGATTCCTTTTTCAAATTCATCAAAGAACACGATGCTTTTTCGCTGATGTTTCATCGCATCAATAGCGTAAATATGTCGCAATTCCTTGAAGAAAACCCCGATCTTCTTCCGCCGGGGCTAAACGCGGAAACAAACCAAACCATCGTAATTGTTAAAAAGTAGGAGTAACTATGAGTAATGAACTCGCAATGTTGGACTTAGGTCTACCGGCATACCTTAAAGAACTGGAACTAGATGACGCAACCAAAGCCCTGATGGGTGGTAGCGGTAGTGGTGGTATGAAACGTATCTCCATCAAGGGCGGCGTATGGCGCATGATGGTCAACGGAAAAGAAGTTGCCAAGAATGAAGATCGTGCTATGAACGTGGTCATCGTTGCCGCTGCTCCTAAAGTGTCGCGCACCTTTTATCTCAAGCAGTATTCCGAAGGTGGTGAGCCCCTTGCACCTGACTGCTGGTCTGCTGATGGTGATTTGCCTGACGCTAAAGCAAGCATGCCGCAATCCAAACGCTGCGTGGACTGCGATAAGAACTTAGCTGGTTCGGGCCAAGGTAATAGCCGTGCATGCCGCTTCAGCCAACGCATCGCTGTTGTGCTGGGTAATGATTTGCGTGGGGATGTGTTCCAACTTACGCTTCCCGCTGGTTCTATCTTTGGTGCAGGAGAGCCGGGCAAGTGGCCTCTGCAAACGTATGCAAAGATGATTGGTGCAAAAGGTGTTCCGGTTACTGCTGTGGTTACTGAAATGCGTTTTGATACCGATAGCGCTACGCCTAAGCTGACGTTTAAACCTATCAAGGTGCTTGACCCCGCTGACCATAAGATTGTTATTGAGCAAGGTAAGTCTGAGTCCGCCATCAAGGCTATCACTATGACCGTGGCAGAATCGGACGGAGCCAAGGCACAACCCGAAACTAAGCCAAGTGCCCCCGCTGCTGAGCCGAAAGCTGAAACGATTCCCGAAACGGTTCCTGAGCCAACCAAGCGCAGTGCGAAGAAAGAAGAAGAGCCGGAAGCCAAAAAGGATTTGTCCAAAATCCTTGACGAGTGGGATGATTAATCATGTCCAAGGGTTACTCACTACTTACATCACGAGAGATCAAGGAAGCCAATCAATCTCTACTTGGTGTGCAGCTTGGAGTGATCTGCGTTAACAAGAATATACCTGTTAAAGACGTTGCTGAGTTTTTTGAAGTAAGTCGAGTAGCGGTGTATTCTTGGTTCCGAGGCAAGACAGTTGTTTCGGGTAAACACGCGGACAAAATGCACAAGTTAATTGCTAAGTTAAGCTGATGGTTTAAGGGGAGCTAGGTTAGCTACCGAAAAGGGCGATTACCGTCACGCCCCTGCTCACTCCTTTTTTGATGACGCATAAGGACGGATATGACCACGAGGAATGAGTTTCTGACTCTGGTACTCCCGCCGCTGCACGAAGGTGAGCATTACTGCGCCTTTGGCATTAAGACGGTGGACGAGAAAGATGTTGTTCGGCAAAAGTTTGTTGGCAGCATAGAGGAGATAAGCGCACGAGCAGATGCGCTGGTTGCGGAAGGATTCAATGCGTTCTTTGCTATGGCTAAATTTGGCAACCCCAAAGATGGTCGTACTACGAACAACGCGCTATCCCTTAAGTCGTTTTATATTGACCTTGATTGTGGCCCGGGTAAACCCTATGTTGACATAGGCACGGGGCTTGTTGCCTTAAGAAGTTTTTGTAAGACTACTGGACTGCCACGCCCTACGATTGTGAAGTCGGGGTTAGGTGCGCACGTGTATTGGGTGCTGGATGCAGCTATCCCCCGCAAGGAGTGGAAGCCATACGCTGACCGCCTCAAGGAGTTATGCGTTGAGCATGGGTTTGATGTTGACCCTGCCGTAACTGGCGAAGCTGCGCGGGTACTGCGCGTGCCTGAGACCTACCACGTTAAAGACCCAACGAATCCGATTTTGGTTGAGGTACTGCATACAGCACCTACGCTGGCATTGAGCGCGGTGCAGCAGCTACTTGCCCCAAGCGACGACATACTTAAGGCACTAGAGAAATCTGAGTACCGCCGCCCAATGGATGCGGTCACGATGGCGCTTATGGGTAGCAGCCAGTCACGCTTTAAGACCATCCTTATCAAGTCGGTAGAGGGTACGGGATGTAAACAGATACTTGACATCTTTGAGAACCAAGCAACGGTTGACGAGCCACTGTGGAGAGCGGGACTGAGCATTGCACAGCATTGCGTTGACCGCGATAAAGCCATCCATGTTATATCTAACAAGCACCCCGAGTACTCGGCTTACAACACAGACCGCAAGGCCAACGAGACAAAAGGCCCGTACACCTGCGAAACATTTAAAAAGTTAAATGCCAGTGGTTGCGATGGTTGTACACACAAGTTTACTTCTCCTATACAACTTGGTAGGGAGATTGCCGAAGCTACTGAAGCAGACAGCATTGTCATGGACTTGGAGCCTGAGACAAAAGAACTCAAGCAATTCGTTATTCCTGCGTACCCGTTTCCATTTTTCCGTGGCAAGAGCGGCGGCATCTACATCAGGGACAAGGACAAGGACGATAACGACAAAGACGAAATTGTTTACCCGTATGACTTCTATGTAGTCAAGCGTATGCAAGACCCTGATTTGGGTGAGACGTTGTTACTGCGACTGCACTTGCCGCAGGACGGTGTACGGGAATGGATTATGACGTTGCCCAATGTCTTGTCTAAAGAAAAATTTATTGGGACTGTGGCTTCGTTTGGCGTAACCGCATTGGGTAAGAAGCAGGATTCCTTAATGTTCTACATAACTAAATGGGTGGAGACCCTTCAAATGAATTCAAAAGCAGAAAAAGCACATCGCCAGTTTGGCTGGATTGAGGACGAGTCGGGCATCATTGTTGGCGATAGAGAAGTACGCGCCACTGAGACGGTATATAGCCCGCCATCTGCACCTACGCTGCCATTGGTTCCGCTGTTCCAAGTTAAAGGCGACTTTCACGTATGGAAAGAAACGATCAACGCGTATGCTAGACCGGGCATGGAGTGCAGAGCGTTTGCCTTCTTCATGGGGTTTGGCACACTGCTGATGAAGTTCACCAACTTGGACGGGTTCTTACTCAACTTGGTAAGCCGCGAGTCAGGTTCGGGCAAGACCACAATCTTGCAAGCTATCAACAGTATCTACGGCAGGCCCAAGGAATTACTGCTATCCCCTAAAGATACATACAACTCCCGCATGAGCCGTCTTGGCGTGATGCAAAGTTTTGCGGTGACGATGGACGAGATCACCAATATGCCTGCTGACCAAATGTCTAACCAAGTGTATGACGTTACTTCAGGTCGGGGTAAGAACCGTTTGAAGCAGCATGAGAATGCAGAGCGTAGGAACGACACCAAGTTTCAGACTGGCCTTATCACTTCATCTAACCGCTACGTTACCGATGCACTGCTGTCCATAAAGGGATTCCCTGACGGTGAACTAAAACGTATTTTAGAGATAAACATAAAGCCCGATCCGTTTGACGACGCAACGTGGGCACGAGAACATTTTGGTAAGTTGATGAACAACTACGGTCACGCCATTGAGCCGTTTTGTCAGGCGGTGGTTTCACAGCTACCAATGGTTAGGGAGAAGCTATCTGAAATGCAGGCACGGATTGAGCGTATTGGGGAGATCAAGAACGCCGAGCGTTATTGGGCGTTGATGGCTTCCCTTGCTATGACTGGCGGCGCGATTGCTAAGCAGCTTGGACTGCACGACATTCCAATCAAGCCGGTTTTTGACTACTCCATTGAGTTAATTAAGGAGACCCGTGTACGTAACCGCGAGTACATGTTTGACAGCGATGACTTCTTGGGCGGCTTCTTGCAACGGCACTTCAACGAAATCTTGGTTATCAACGGCACTAAGGACGGACGCACTGGGCTAGATAGCGGGCCAGTTAAGGAACCACGTGGTGCGTTGACTGCGCGGTATGAGCCTGATACCAAAATGCTATATATCGTGAACCGCAGCTACCGTGAAGATTGCGGTAAAAACTTTACCAGCTATGAGGACTCGCTTGCCCCGTACCGTAAGAGCGGCGCGTTGGTCGGGCAGAAGAAGAAACGTATGACTGCTGGCACAACCGCCAACACCCAAGCACCAGTAAATGCCCTGTGCTTTGACACGACTAAGCTGGAGTTCTTCAATGAGAACGTACTGCTAAGTGAAGATTCTGAACCTACCCCTGCTGATTGAGTGGCATAAGTTCCAACCGGGCACATCTTTTTTTGTGCCTTGCTTAGAGCGCAAGCCTGTGGAAAACTTTATTTTACAAGAAGCCAAACGGCTTGGGCTTTGCGTTGTTTGTAAACGAGTTATTGAGAACAAAGTCTTTGGCGTGCGCGTCTGGCGCAAGGAGGATTAATCCTCATCTTCAAAGAACTTTGCTTCAATTTCAGGGCGTAGCTTCTTGTTAAACGTGACACCATTAATCATGTTCTTCTCAGCGTTCTTACGTGCTGCTAAAGATTTGTTTTTGGTCTCGCTAGTTATACGCTCTGTGGGATGCGCTGCGTTAAAGGATGCAATGCCATCATTGACCTCACTTAGCATATCAGTATCGCCAGCAGTTTTTGCCATGTCATACAGGTTGAGCAGACGGACGCGGCGCTGTAAAACTTCCTTTTCAAAGGCTTTAGCAGCGGAAGTCTTTTCGTAGGTACTGGACAAGTTTGCTGGGGAGAACCCAAAGGCTTGCATCAACGAGTTATACGCACCAATATCTTCTTCAATGGGGTCACCCTTAAGCGTCTTAGCGCCCTCAGTCATATAGCGGAAACCCTTCATGCCGTTGCGCACAAAGCTGGGAGCTAGCGACTCAATGGCGCGTTCTACGTGCCCCTCATTCATCATCTTAATTGCTCTGTCTGCATTGACAGCATACGAAGCAGCGGGGCCAAGCGCCTGTTGGATGGCAGTCAAAGCAAAGCCATGATCTGCAATACTGCGGGGGTCATCCCGATAGATCAAGTCAGTTGCAATACCTACGCGGTTGGACAACTCTATATTGGTTGCATAGTTCAGTGGGCCTTTGTATAAGAACTCACCGAAGATGTCCCGCATCTGTTCATTGAAATCATACGGTTCATCGTCATCACCAAACAACGCATGAATCATGGTAGCCAACGTAGACATAGCGCCGTAAAACGGTAAGCCCTTCGCACCAGCAAATGCCATTGCCATACCGTATGTAGCAAGAAGTTGTTTACGGGCGGCGTCACGTACCTGCTTACTCTCGCCCTTGTAAGCCTGATGAAAGGCACGGGCCATGACGAACGCGCTGTTCCACACAAACGACTTAAACGTAAAGGCTACACGACCCAACGGGTGCTGCATCCACTTAGGAGCCGTAGCAGCAATGCCCGATGTATGAACGTCTTTTACCGTTGTGATTGCTTCACGTATAGCATCTTGCTCGCTCTTACCATTTTGTTTTGCCAAGTCATAGGCAGCGATAGCCGTAGTAGCGCGGTTGTACTTCTCAGTTGCGGAAAACGGTAACGCCAAACCTTCAAGTATCTTAGCCTTAACCCCAGTGAAATCCGCAGTAGTTTCTCTACGCCCCTCTAACACTTCACGAGCTGTCGTATGTTCAAGCTGAGCGTGATCCATCATGGCTTGGTACAGCGCCTTGTACTTCGGGTCGTTCTGCCACTGGTTAACCGCAACCTTACCAGCATTAAGCATTGCAATTCGAGCATCATTAAGGCCGTACTTGCCACCAAGCATAGGCCAGACCAGCATGGGTAATGAAGTCAAGTTGACCAATGCAGACGATACGTTACCTGCGATGAACTCGAAGTAGCTTAGCGTTGTAGCACCATGCGTAAGAGCGCCGAACGTGGGGTTATGGTAGAAGTTAAGTTGACTACGGATGTTGTTTGCTGCTGCGGTAACATCATCACGGTTAGTGTTTTCTGCTTGGGCACCAATCTCTTCTACTGCCTCATCAATCTTAGCGGAGTATTCAGAATTAGCCAGCTTCCTAGCCCACTTAACAGATACATCCCCATAGGCACGGATGATGTCACGCTCCATACCCCGCACGTTGTCACGCTTCATGAATTGCTTGGCAATAGACTGAGCAGGAAACAAAGATAAGTAAGATTGGTACACGCTATCAAGCTGCTGCGGGCTTGCGCCTTTTGCTTGTAGGTCAGCCATGATAGTTCCTAAAAAGGAATTGGGCGGTACGCCAGCGCCGTTAAACGCAATTTGCTGCAAGTTTTGGTATAACTTGTGCGGCTGGTTTTTGAGTACGTCATTGACGAACTGCTGGCGCTCACGAATAGACTGGAACGCAGAGGCGGCACGCTCCCCGCTTGCAGGGTCAACATACTCTACCCAGAAATCACCACGACGTAGGAACGGTATGTAGCCTGTAAGTTTCTTACGAGTCTCAAACTGCAACTTTAATTTAGCTGCTAGAGTGGGCGACACACTACGCAACAAGAAGTTTTCATATTCTTTTAGACTGCCTTCGTAGAAGCCCCGCACCGTTGTGTACACACCCCGTACATCAGCAGGTAGCGAGTTAAATGCGGCTCGCATCTGCGCAGCTTGGGCGGCTTGGGTCGGTGTAGGTTTGAAGTTGGGGTCAGCCAAATCAATTTCTTCAAGGCTGGCATCATAGGCAAGCTGGTTAAGACGCTCCATTGCCTGCGGGTGGGCCTTTTGCACAGCCATAAACTTCTTGTAGTTTTGGTTGGCCTTAGCGATACGTTGCTCTTGGTTGCCATTACGCAGTTCAAGTGCATCTAGCAGTTTCTGTATGGAAGGCAGTGCCTTGCCGTACATGGTGTTTAGGTTATCTAACCGCAGCAGGCCAAACAACATA